GCTGGTCGTGCTGGCAGGTGGAGAGGACGGCGGAGGTGGGTGGTCGCGGGGTGACGCGGAAGGGTTGGGGCTGGGCGTAGCGGTGTGCGCCGCCTGCGGACATGGAGAGGTCGTGCTCGGAGAGGCGACGATTCCACTGGCGGTAGGCGTGTTGCCACGGGCCGGGCAGGGACTCGAGCGAGCGGGTCAGCTCCCACGCGGCGCGGAACGAGAACTCCTCGGTGTAGGAGCCATCGGCCTCGGCGGGGATGGAGACGGGGTCGGTGAGGGTGTCGTGGTCGGGGGCTGAGAAGTAGGGACGGTGGTCCTCGGTGAGCGGGAGGTTGGGCAGGGTGGTGGGGGTGACGGCGTCGATCTCGGAGTGACGAACGACCCAGCACGAGAACGGGATGGGAGTGAGGAGGGCGGCGACGGTGAGAGACGGGAGAGATGGAGATGGCATGTGGTTCCTTTCGCGGAGAGCCCGTCCCCCACCAGCATGCAGGAGCAGAGGCTGGTGGGGGAGCGAGTGGATGGACTCAGCGACGCACGGCCTTGAGCTTGCGCTTGGGCTGGCGTTCCATGTCGCAGTCATCGCCGGTGAACGAGGCACCGGGGTCGACCTCGTTGGCGGCGGACAGGTAGGAGGGGCAGGCGGCGGAGCCGCGGACGTTGGCGAACTCGCGGTCACCGCTGGCCTTCCACTCGATGTTGGGAGCGACGCGGGAGCCGGCGAGGGCGGACGCGTACTCGGCGATGGAGCGGAAGGACGAGATGACGCCGGGCTTGTCGGCTGCGGCGAGCGAGTCGCGGAGAGCGTTGCAGAAGGTGCGGACCGAGTCACGGGACATGCCGACGCACTCGATGAGGTCGCAGAACACGTTGGCACCGACCGCGGAGAAGGCGGTGCCGTTGGTGAAGGAGATGAGGTCCGTGACGGTCAGGCGGGGCATGCCCGGGGCCTGGTCGACGGCGAGCGTGAGGCGGAAGCGCAGGCAGAAGTCGCCGTTCTTGTCCGTGGTCTGGGCCTCGACCTTCGTGACGGTCGCGGAGTAGCGGCCGTTGGGGTAGTCGGCGGACGAGGCGTAGCGGAAGGCGGACAGGTCGGCGGACGCGAGCGAATCGAACTTGATGTCCATGGTGGACTCCGTAAGAAAGAGAAAGAAAGAAGAAAGAAACGAGTGCAACCCCCGTGCGGGGGGTGCGCAAGCACTCCCCCCGCACGGGGTGTAGGAGAGGTGGTAGGTGGGGTCAGGTGGGCGTACCGCACCGGACGCAGCGGAAGTCAGCGTCCTGCTCCAGATCGTGGTTGCAGGACGCGCAGACGAGGCCGGCGTCCCGGTCACCGTCCATCTCCGCGGACGGTGGGGTGAAGCCCGGCATGTGGGGCGCGATGGTCGCGATGGCCTCGTCGATCTGGTCCATGGCTGCGTCGAGGTACTCGACCGCTATGCCGATGTCCGTGGTTGCGCCGACGTCGGGGTTGAGGCTGGGGGAGGACGCGAGACGCGCGGAGCCGGCCGCTGCGACGAGGATGGTGCGGACGGAACGCAGGACGACGAGATCGGACTCAAGACGGGAATAGTCAAACACGGAATGCTCCTTTCGCGAGCACGGGGTTGGTGTGCGACACACGGGACGCACAGGAGAGAGAGAAAGCCCCCCTCCCCTCGCAAGAGGGGGAGGGGGGCGCAGGGGCGTCACGAGGCGGCCGGAGCGTCGCTGGACGCGACGGGCGCAGCGGGCGCGGGCTTGTTGGCGTAGACCGTCAGGACGGTCGCGCCATCGGCCCGGGTCGAGGTGCGCTCCGAGATGTAGCGCATCTCGCGCTTGTCGCCCGTGCGGCGGTTGACGAACTCGACCGTGCCCCACGCGGGCGCGCCGGCGAACTTGGAGGGGATGCCGGTGGTCACGACGAGTTCGTAGTCGCACGACTCGATGGCGAGTCGGGCGGCGCGCGCCTCGGCGGCAGCGGCACGGGCTTCGGCCGCCTCGGCACGGGCGACAGCAGCGGCGAGATCGGCGGAAACGGTGGAAACGCGAGCAATCTTGGTAGCCACGGTGGGCGTCCTTTCGCAAACGGGTACAGGACGGACACAACCGCAACACGCGGTAGTGACCTCCTTCGCAAGAAGGGAGGTCACGGAAGCGACACGACTACGCGCTCAACCGCCCGCCCGTCGAGGAGCCTCTGCGCCGGTTTGCGCTGACCGCGCCACGCGCTAGCACGGTCGAGGGAGGGGGGTAGCGGCCCCTGCGTTGGGGTCTGATAATATGGGAAAGGGTCAATCCCTCTCAAAATTCCCTACCAAACCCCTAACCCGTACCAGTAATACCAACCTTTCTTTCCTTCGTAGAGATAGTTATATATAAAGGATAGAAACCACCAGGTCACTCCGGTACGGCCCCTTGGCCCCATAAGCAAACACCCCCACCACCCGAAGGTGGCAGGGGCGCATGGAGAGAAGAAGCTCGTTATCAGTCCATTTCGCCCAAGAAGTGCAGCCGCAGGTAGTGCAACGCGGCCTTCCGGACCTCCAGCTCCCCGTCGCTGGCCTTCCGACCCTCGTGCTTGACCGCACCGCGCTCAGTCCCGATCCACCGGGGACCAGTCACACCCTCCAGCCACTCCAGATACTTCATCGCGGCACTTGCCCGCTGGGTCACATCGCCCATGACCACACCCATCACCTGGTCGCAGCCCATCATGTCCTGGTCCGGTTGAGCCATCGTGCCTCCTAGTGCTCGTCATCGTACTCCTTTCGCAGGCTCATCCCAGCAATTCCTCGCTCATGTCCCTGCGATTCGCTCAGCCGCACCTGCCTCAGGTCCCAGCTGCTGCCCTGCGACACCTTCATCGGCAGCATGTTGCTCGCGACGTGCATCCGGATCTTGTTGGCCTTCGTCCACGCGTCCCACTGCGCCCGCAGGATCCCGTTGCTCACGAACCCGTCCTTCCTCGCCACGAACCGCGCCTCCAGGAACGCATCAAACGGGTTGTTCTGCAGGTGGTACAGGTGCACCGCACGCTCAGCTGCCTTCGGCACCGGCCACCGATCCGCAGCCTTGCTGTTCTCCAGCCTGTGCGCGCCCGCCACGCACCACGCCGCAATTCCCTCCAGCTCCTTGCCCAGCTCCGCCTCCAAGTCCAGGTCCTCCCGCCCCTCAAAGCTGACCTCGAACGGAAGCACCAGCATCTTCCCGCTCAACCCCCTGCCCTTGTTGGGCAGAACCGGGATCTCGTTGCTCTGCATGATCACCGCCGCATTCACGATCACGTTCCGCTGCTGCCGCATGTACTTCGCATCCACGGTCATCGGGTCACGGCCCACGATGTTCTTGACCACCCGGCACACGCGCTCCCCGCTCTTCCCGTCCAACTCACTCACCTCGTTGATGCTCAGCACCTTCGTCCGCTCCAGCCCGTCCATGCCAAACCCGCCGGCCAGGTCCTCCAGGCTCGCGCCCATGAACGCGTCCCGACCCACCAACTTCCGGATAGTGGAACTTATAGTTCCCTTTCCTCCCCTGATCTTCCCGTACATCAGCATCCACCTGGCGTACTTGCGGTTGCCCATCAGGCAGTACCCCATCCACCGCGCCAGCAACTCGGCCCACACGGGATCGCCCTCACCCCACTCAGCCACCGCCTGCTGCCATCTACTGGTGGGGGCATCCGGCTTGTAGTCCACCGGCAGGATCGCCGTGTCAAACCACCGCGCGGGCCTCAGGCAAGTCTCCAGCGTCTTGACGTTCACCAGCCGATCTCGGAAAGCAACAGTCTCCCCAGGCGGAAACCGCTCATCCGGCGCGTCAAGCCACAGCGGAACCTCCTCAGCCTCGATTCGCACCAACGCCTCCAGCGCCCGCACGACACCGTCGACCTTCTGCTTGTCAGGGCTGTATCGCACCAGCACGGGGCCGTTCTGCGTCTGCCGCTCGTATACCGCGTCTTCCAGCACAAGCCACACACGGTCCCGGATGCGCTCCTCGTCAAGCACACGCCACGTGCCGCCTTCCCAGCTCCACCAGTCATTCTTCCATCTCCATAGCCCGCGCATGCCACCCGGCGCGGTAAACTGCCTCTGTATGATTCGCCGAGCCACCTTGACGGGCTCAAGCGACTGCAACGGGTTCTGCAACCAGTCAGTCATCTTCTCTCCTTGTTGGAACGCCCATTATGGCATATCAGCCGACAAATTCAAGTCTTGCCGACCGCTATGCGCAGATGTCTCGCATCTCCGAGATGCTTGACTCCCTCATCGGCCTTGACACTTCCACCCCATCCAGCACCTTCACCACCGGACCCAACCGCGGCCTGCCCGTCGCCGCGATGCCGCCCTCCGTCACTCCAGTCACCCAGAAGTCCGGGCCCCGCCGCGTCAGCAAGGTGACGGCCGAGACCGCACGCGCCCGCGCCGGTCGTACTGCTCGTCCTCTTGCCGACCAGCCTGTCGGTCCGCCCAAGCCCAAGCAGGCGGCCCCCACCATGCCAGTCGCAAAGCAGCCCCGTCCGGGCCCGCGTCCCGCGCCCTACGATACTCGAACTAGTAACGCAACTGGGCCACTTAGAACATCAAGGGATGAAAAAGACTTTCTTGCGAGAAGCTATGACATCTTGAAGGATTGGCAAATTCGATCCGGGTTGTGGGACCCTAACTCGCCCCGACGTATACAGCAGCAACTCTCAGACGAGGCTGAAAGGGCTAATTACCGGGCAGGAAACTTTAAGTGGGGCATGACTCCTGAAGAGCTTGAAGCTCGCGAGGCCGTAAGGGGACCGTCTAGAATTGCATACGAGCACGCCAATGACCTATCGCCTGTTGATGTGGCTTCGTCTCATTATCTAGAAGCAACTAGAGGCTACAACCGCCGGATGGATGACATCCGAGAGCGTGCTCTTTCAAACATCGCGAAGATCGGAAATGAGCGAGAGTCTCAATTTGCCCAGCAGCAGCGTGCCGCTGACGAAGCTGCGTTCCAGGAAAGGACAAGGGAACTGCTGTCTCCCGAACGCGCTCAGAGACTGGAAGACAGTATCGCTGCAGACCGTAAGCAAGGGCAGAAGGATCTTCAGGCCCGCCTGTGGAAGAACGACTTTGACTCAGCCATCGCGCAAGACTCAAACAAGCGCATGTTTGATGAAATGCGCAGGCCTTTCTACGTCTCCGACGAGGAAAGGGCTCGGGCAATCAAGGAGCTGGGTTACAAGCGAGACTACGCCGGTCGCATGACCAACAAGTTCGACCGTGGTGAATCCGAGTACCCGTCCGGGATCTACCTAGATCCTGGGTTCCCCAGCCTCTCCGAAGCCTATGGCCGGTTCATGAACCTTCCGGACATGGCGAACATCTCGTACTACTTACCCCCCAACTATTGAGCGAGCAGGGCGAGCAGCACGTCATCTCCTTCGGCAGGGGCGTTCGCCTCATGTCGGAGGAGTACTACATCCGTGAGCTGCGGCCCTACGGCATCGACAAGACCCGTGCCTTCCGCGCACTGTGCCGGGCCATCTGCTGCCCCATCATCGTGCTCGGCCGGGTGGGGTTCGTCGATCCCGCCACCTTCCAGCTCTGCATGAAGAACCTGTCGATGCCGGGGCAGAAGGACTTCATCGGTCCCAACTCCTACATGAAGGTCTACCGCAAGGCACGCAAGCAATACCGGAACAGCGTGGACCCCAAGGAGATCTACGAGAACTGGAAGCAGGTCGTGCGTGCCGTGACCGACAGCAGGCGCATCAGGGGCCTCTCAATCCAGGACGCGGATCGCGTGGCAATCCGAACTGCCGCGGAGGAACTGACGAGGTTTGTGCTTAGAATGATCCCGTCCCACGAACAGGGAATGAGCAATGGCAACCCGACCTCTGCGACCGATCAAGGTTCCTGAATCCCTCACCGCCGACCACGTTCTCGAGGTCCTGAAGCGGTCCCGTGGCGACTACTCCTCCGAGAACATCCGGTCGTCCATCCAGAAGATGATCGACGCGGGCAAGGTCGACAAGAGCATCGCGGGCCACCTTGCCATGGTCTCCGTGTATGCCGGCGACCGCATCGAAGGCATCGGTGCAGGCCAAGCTTCGCTCGGCGGCGTCAAACCCGCGGACGAGCGGTACTTTGAGGGCACCCCGCAGGAGCTCGCCGCGATGCGCCGCAAGCGCACGGGTACCCGCAAGGAGTTCCAGACTTCCGTTCCGGCCGAGTACCAGCCCATCATCAAGGAAGTCTTTGACAGCCCCGAGGGTCGCAAGGCCGTCGCGCGCGCCCTGCGTGTCCGCATGGAGGAGGGCAAGATCCCCACCAACAAGCGGGCCATCGAGAAGTACGGGGAGGCGATCAAGAACGTCCGCTTCGCCAAGCCCACCGGCAGTGCCGGTGTCACCCTTGGCCTCAAGCCGGTGGACGCGGACAAGGACCCCGTGCTCGGTCCAGCCCCTGGCCGACAGGCTGCCCGCACCGAATCCCGCCAGATGTCCACTGCTGACCGCAAGAAGGCGGCGTTCAAGGTCCTGCGGACCCGCGAGGAGAACATTGGCGGGCGCAGGGGTAGCCGCAAGGTTGCCGTCGTCGGACCGCCGCGCAGCAAGTACGCCATCGAGCAGGAAGCCAAGCAGAAGGAACGCGAAGCTTCGGAGGACGTTGAGTTCGGGCGTGTCAAGCCCACTTCGAGCCGCCGTCTTTCGCTTGAGCCCCGTGTCGTCGGGAAGCCGGGGGAGAAGCGGGCACTGATCGGACCGCTGCGCCTCGCCAAGGACGTCGCCCGTCCGCGACCGACCGTGAGCGGCAAGCCGGAACCCACCGACAAGCCGGCTCCCCGCAAGCTGCCGATTGTCCGAACCAGAACCCCCAGGCAGATCGGAAACGTTGGCAAGGCAGATCGCATTGTTCGTCCAACCGTCGAGGGGGTGCTCGCCCGCATTGCAGCCCGTGCGGAACCGGCGATCAAGGATGATCGACCTCCCATCAACTGGACGCCGAGCAAGGGGCTTGGTGGCGCGCATGAGAACGTGCCGGTTGCCCCACCAGCCCCGAAGCGGCAGGGCAAGAAGGTGCGGTTGCCCAAGGCGCGGCTCGTGCAGGCCGGCAGCTTCCGAAAGCTGGGCAAGGCGACCCGCAAGCCCATCATCAAGCGTCCCGGCAAGGGACCCAGCATGAAGGAGCAGGCGTTTGCCATGCTGGCCAAGAGGTTCGGTCGATGAGCAAGCAGCGCGCAGGCGGCGACGAGGTGATCCGTTCGTACTTCGGGCTCGATGGCGTCGCGCTTGCGCTCAAGACCAGCGGGTGGGAAGTGCGGGAGGAGGTGGAGCGGCTGGTCGAGTTCAGCCGTGACCCCGATCCCAAGGTCGCGATGGCGGCGATGAAGCAGTTGCGGGGAGTGGTGCGCGAGACCGCGGAGATCAACGGTATCATCAGGAGCCAGAACGCCGAGATCACGCACGTCGAGGGCAACCAGACGGTGAAGATCAGCGCGACGAGCAAGCTCGTTCAGTCCCTCCAGGAAAGCAAGTCCCATGTCCAGATCCCCGAAAGCCTCCCCTTCGCAGCCCAGTATCTCCCCGCCCGCGATTCCTGATCACCTGCTCCCCGTGTGGGAGACGCTGGATCGCCTGTCCCCGGAGGAGTGCTGGCGTGTCGGTGCCCCGATCCTCCTGGACTTGGGCCTGGTGGAGCCGACCGTGTTCCGCGACGCTGAGCCCCCGCAGATCGGCGAGATGTTCCGCAGCCGGATCGAGCCCACGGAGGAGTGGTTCCGCATCGCCAGCGACCTGGGCCGGTTCATCAAGGACCACAAGCTGCTGACCATTGCGCTCCTGCGCGTCTCTGCCGTGAGGCTGGTGGGGTCTTGACGCTACTGATCCCGAGGGGCGGCAACGACTTCTATCCCCTGCCCGCGGACTACCTCACGCTCACGCCCGAGGGCCAGCGGCTCGCGCGCGTGAACGCGTGCAAGCAGTGGCAGCTTGGCGGCGATCCCAACGACCGTGCGCACGCGCTCGCGGCAAGCATCAACTTTTTTGATCGTTATTACCTGTACCCGGATTGGGACGAGGACTTCAACCCCTACTTCTACGACGATGACCCCATCGAGTCGCCGCTCGGGCACTTCGCCATCTACCGGCTGTGGGCCCTCGCAAGCAAGAGCGTGGCAATCGCACCACGCGGTTTCGCGAAGAGCAACTGTTTCCGAAAGTCGGCACTCCTGCAGATGGTTAGCCGCCCGGCGTACTCCTTCATCTACGCAACGAGCAGCGGAGACAACGCAGAGCAGACAAGCCAGGTCCTGAAGACTCAGTTCCTCGGCAACCAGCGGCTCGCGGACGATTGGGGTCCCGAGTTCCCCGATGGCCGCATCACGCCCAAGCGCGGCGAGCGTTCGTTCGGCGTGGAGATGATGTACCTGAACAACGGCAGCTGGTTCCGTGCCATCAGCGCGGAGAGCCGTCAGCGAGGCGGACGTCCCCGCGTGTACGCGCTGGATGACCCGGAGTACGACCCGAAGGCCAGCACGAGCATGAGCATCCTCCGCTCGTACATGGAGCGGCTGCTGTTCAAGGTGGTCATTCCCATGGTCACGCGGCGTGACACCAGCGTCCGGTGGCTGGCGACGTTCGTGAGCCGGCGTCACTACGCGTGGCACGCGATGGCGACCGAGCCGGGACCGCAGGGTCCAGTGGCCCGTGACCCTCGCTTCGACCAGTGGGCACGCTTGGTGCTCAAGGCCGAGTACGAGGAAGGTGGGGTCCGCAAGTCCTGCTGGCCCGGCATGTGGCCGCTTGACCGGAAGGCCAAGGAGGAGGACCCGAAGCTGAAGGGGCTGGTCAGCCTGGAGGAGATCCGGGAGATGATCGGCAGCCACAACTACATGGCCGAGTACCTGGCTCAGCCGGGCGAGGCGGAGGACCTGCACTTCGGCGAGGTCACGCGGGAGAAGCACGGCTGGTGGCTGGAGAACCCGGACCCCCTCGTGGACTCGGACCCGAAGAACAGCGAGGCGACGGTGTGCTGGCGCGGGAAGGCGGGGACCGAGGAGCGGATGCCCATGGCCTCGTTCCTGAAGGACCGGGTGCGGATGTTCATCACGGTCGACACCAGCTACACGGCAACAAGCGACAGCGACTACAAGGTCTGCACCCTGATGGGCTACGACCCGGTGGACGCATGCCTGTTCGTGCTGGACACCTGGGGCATGCAGTGCCGGGAGCAGCGGCTGATCGAGGCGGCGTTCGCCATGGCCGGCAGGTGGGGTTGCCCGGCGATCCACCCGGAGGTGGTCCGTCAGTCGTATGGCCTGTACTCGGCGATGGAGTCCATGGTCCGGCAGCGTGCGGCTGAGGTGACGGGCGAGACCCCGCCCCGCATCGTCCCCCTGCGCGTGGGCACGCTGGACAAGACGGCGAAGATCAACGCCCTGCACTACCGGTTCGAGCACGGCCTCATCAAGTTCCCCGTCTGGCGGCGGGGCCAGTTGCCGTGGCGGCTCCTGTTCGACCAGATCGAGCAGTTCAACCCGGACGCGGAAAGCGGTGGCCTGCAGCACGACGACTTCATCGACACCGTGGCCATGAGCATGTTCGTGGTCAGGGGCCGCCTGGACCGCCAGGTGGCGCACGACGGGCCCGCAGCCCTGGATTTCGACCAGATGCTTGCGGACGGCAGCATCCACGACCAGCTGGTGGGGGGCATGCGCAACGTGGAGGCGATGCCCTTCGGCTCGGTGGGGGTGGACAGCATTATCAACAGCATGGAGAGAAATGACAATGCCTCACGAGGAACGCGCGTCTAATCCGCTGTACGTCACCATTCCGTTCGTATACTTCCAAATGCTTGCCCAGGCTTATTATGGGCAGCAGGTTGCGGACGGGATGACTGCGATGCCTTCGACCCAGAAGGTGCCGCAGCCTGATCCCACACCCGCGTCGTCGTTCAACCTCAAGGGCGTGGAGCTCTTCGAGGAGATGCCGCCCGGCTGGAAGTCCCTGAGGAAGCGAAAGACAGATGGCAACTGAGGCATACCCGCTACCGAAGGACAAGCACCAGCTCGGCCAGATCATCGACCAGCACGTCGAGCGTGAGCTGACGAAGATCACGTATCGCCGGACGCTGTGGATCCTGGCGTGGTACTACCTGAACGGGTTCCGGCGATTCGACGTCTTCGACCCTCGCACGAGTCGCGTGGTGCCGTACTACCTCGATGAGGACGGCAACATGGAGTTCCAGTCTACGGAGCTCATGTCGATCATCGACAAGACCACGGCACGGCTGAACACGATGGACCTGCGTCCCCGTGCGCTTCGGCAGGGGTTCAGCCTCGCGGGCATCCGGGAGCGGAGCGTGGCTCAGCTGGTGGCGGATGCGGTCGTGAGCGACCAGCAGCTTGAGAAGGTCAAGCGTGACTTCAACTACCTGTTCGCGCTGCTCGGTTGCGCTGGCGTGACGGGTCACATGGTCGATCACCCCACCATCGGGCTGACGGCGGACCTGGAGGTCATCCACCCCAAGGAGCTGCTGCCGTTCCCCAGCCTGGGCCAGGACCACACGAAGGCGCGCGGCCTGATCCGCC